GTTCAGGGCGTTGTGCCATGAAACCGTAGTACCATTTTATTGAATAGAAGCCAGTTTCACCATAAGGATCAAGTGTATTCACGTTATCAGATGGAGCTTTGTGATTGATCTTCCATTTAACTTTTTTACCATTAGTTTGGAAACCGATAGTTGTAAATGAATCAGAACCAACACATAGCATTGGGAAAATATCATAAGCACTTCCTGTAGCTCTGTATCCTGCATTTCCAGCAGTTTCAGTTGCACCTGCACCAGCCCAGTGGAACATCTCAGGAACAAGAATGAATCTAAACTGATCAATAGCACCAATCTCACCTTTAGCAAGCGTACCTGCCGCAGCATAGTGACGAGCATCTACGAATGCTTTTTCGTTATGAAGATCTTTCATACGTCTAAGTGTAGGAATCATTTCAGAACCAATATACATATATCTAGCGTTATCAATAGTTTTAGTATCAATAAGTCTAGAACCAGTGATTACCTTAGTTGACTTAGGTGATTTATTCTCATCAAGAGTAATCCCTAATTTCATAAGACCTTCATAAGTTGGTACAGATATTACACCTGCAGACTCACCAGTGATCTCAGAGTTTTGAGTCGCAGCTCCACCAAATCTAATTACACCAGCAGCATTTAGTAAGTCAATCTGAAGTTGTGCTTCAGTGATTTCATTTGCTCCTCTAGTAGACTCACGTCTAATGTGCATTTGAAGTTGTGCATCTGTATCAAAGTCAATTGATTCTTGAGAATACTCATCGAAGAAACCGAACTTAGCCATAGTACCTTCTACTTCTACTCTTTTGAATCCAACTCTGTTTACTCTACCGCCGTGCTCAGTAAGCGTAGGGATCTTACCTGAAATTGAACCAATATCTTTAGAAGAACCATAAAGGTTTCCGTTAGTGATAGTAGCACCAGTTGCATCGATACCTTGGTCATTGATATTTCTGTCATCCAATAATGGAAGATATAGATACTTTTTAAGTTTCTTTCCCATGTGTTTAGACATAGAAGTTGTATCGGCTAGTTGACCGAAAAACTGAACTTTAGCTATTTCAATAAGAGCTTTTTTATCGTAGTAGTATGTATTGATCTGTGGACCAATTGAACTATCTGTTCCATCACCATAGATTCTTTCAGAATCATTTGTAGATGTATTAAATGCAGCAGATGAAGACATTAACTTCAAAGCTGCTACATGAGAAATTTTAATTGTTGACATGTTATTTCCTTGTTATAATAATTCAGAGCCAAACTTCTTCTCGAAGTCTTCGTCTGACATAGACATGACCTCTACTGGGTCATATTCTTTTTTAACTTGCTTGTTGGAAGATCTGGAACCACTCATGGCTACCCGTCTTCTCTTACTTGCTCCGCTTTTTTGTACGCTCGGTTTTACTTGCTCTTCAGGATGAGGAGGTTCTGATTGTGATGCAGACGCCTCAGAGACTATAGAAATATATAGCTCCATATCGCTAACATTTGGAGGAACCTGTCTCATGTCTCTTCTATATTGTGCTGTTTCCATGATTTGGTCATATACTCCAGACGCAATATCATCATTCAAAGCAACGATATAATGAGGATTTTCTGAAATTACCTGACGTGACTTAGCATCGAACTGCTTAGTCATTACATCCAGTGTTCTTTGTTGTGTTGGTGAGCCTTCGATACTATTCAATGCTTCTTCTATCTCGACTTCTTGATCAGATATCATGTGGTTCTGAGGAGTATACTGTCTACCTTCCTCGATTACCTCTTCATCTGCCAAGTCTAGTGGATCTATATCAGACTCCGCTATAAATCGCTTCAGTGCATCCTTATTACCTTTTTCAATTTCAATAAGTAGATTTAATCTTTCTTCTTTGCCTGCAGCAAGTAATCCTTCTTTTTCAAGAGTCTTAAGTGTTCGCAAGTGAGGCTTCATGGAGTGCATCTTCTTGTTATAATCTACGCCCATCTCAATAAAGTTCATTGCATGTTCAGCATTTCGTAACTGTACTTCTCTTCCAGATGCCTTGATAGGTTTCCCATACAGAAGCTTAAAGGCCTCCTGATATGCTTTATCATCGACAGGTTGATTCTCAGTGTCTTCATTAGGTTGATCGCTATCAGATTCATCGTTGTCTTCCGCTTGCTCAGAACCATCATCTACTGCAGTATCTGTTGGTTCTTTTTCATTGGCTTCATTCTTGGATTCTTCTTCTTCATCATCGCCTAAATCTTCATCTTCATCTTCTTTGCTAACGACATCAGTGTCGTCCTCAAAGTCTTCTTCGTCAAACTTTTCAAAATCTTCATCTGACATTGACAAGGCATCATTGAAGTCACCTTCATCTACTACATCATCTTCTTCAATTTCATCAGAAGCAGATGTAGAATTAACGAGTAACGACATTAGTGCTGGTAAGCTTAATTCAATCTTTCTCATACTATTCTCCTTCTGCTTCTTCTTCCATTTCTGAAAGCTGAGATCTTGATGCTGTAATTTGTCTTTCCATTTGAAAACCAAATGATCTAACACCCATTATATATTGTCTAAGAGATGATATTGATCTCATATCATTCAACAACTCTTTTTGTTTATCTTCTGTTTGCCACTCATCATCAGATAACAGGCTAACAAGTCTTGCTGACTCACTTTCCATATACCCAATAGTAAACAGTTCATTGAACTCTTTAGTTGCTATAAGCTTATTCATCATATCTTTTTTGTTTACAGCACCTTGTGCTTGTTCAATAGATATTTCGATTTGTCTCTCTGCATTCTCTAATGTTTGGTTACTCATTTGTTTTCCTTTTTGTGTTTGGTTTGTTTGGTTATGCGTGAATTATAGCATAACTATAGCTTAATCTTAAGATATTGGTCTACCTGATCCCTTTAGAACCAGCCCGTCTTTTAGGTTCTCAGATGGAGTATCCATGCCCGGTAAGACATTGTCTAGTGATTTCTGGTAGTGGTTATTGGCATTGAATACCACGGGCTTTTTTACACCACTACCTCTAGGCTTTCCCGAGCTACCCTCTTTTGGAGGAGTAGGAGAACTTGAACCATATATAGGGTTCTCTTTATCAAGAGCCGCAGAAACTCTTTGGTCATCAATAGAGTTAACTGCCTTCTGGTTTTCCATCTCTCCTGCTCTCTTATGATCTCTCATTTTACCGGCTTCTCCTCTTAATTCCTGAGTTCCATCTTTTTTCTGAACGAAGTCAAGATCGGTCATATCTGCTGTTGATTCGAGTGCTCTTGCTTTGGCTTTTTCAGATTCCGCTTTAGCATACTTGAGTTCAGTATCCGCTTGATTTTCTGTACCTTTGGCTCTCTCATTGTTAACTTGTGCTTCCAGCAGGTCTCTCTGTAGTTGCTTAATTTCTTCTTCCATTGGATCTGGTTCTGGCTTATATTCTTCAATACGTTTAGCAAGTTCAGGCATCTTCTTAAGTCTTGCTATTTTGCCTAGAATAACTCCCTGAAGACCAGGATCCATATTCGGTCCAATTGTCTGAAGCATAAATCCAAGATCTTGTGCTTGTTCCATATCTACTTCTGGAGTAGAAACAGATAGCCTCAAGTCGTATTTACCATCAAGGGTTTCTCTTGAAATGGTAACTTCCTCTTCATCCGTAATACGAACAACTTCTTCATCTTCAAGATTTACTGCATTCATTGCTAATATTTTTCTGCCAATTTCAATCAAGCCAGAAGATAGTCTACGAAGTATTGCCATCTCTCTCTTGTTTGTAGCATCAGATGCAGTCTTGACTGCTGTTGCAGTTGCACCCATAGAATTTCCACCCTGCGATGCCGAGAACGCCCTAATAGAGGTCAATGCTTCAGCACCTTGTTCCTGAAACTGTATCATCTGCATAGCAGACTGAGGAATTTCTGGATAAGTACTCATAAAGAATGCTTTCGTTGGATCCACATCAGGATTGAATAGGTAATCTTTACCTTGTTCGAACCTAATCTTCTGTGCTGGATCAAGTGCGTTCGCAGAAATACCTTGCTGTGAGTTAGCAGATTTACCCATAAGGTCAATCATACCACGAGTTACAGCACCAATAATATCTTGATGTTCTTCTATCAAAACAGCATCTGGTTCACCACCATATACATTTCCTCTTTTTGGTAGATAGACAACCTTTGTGAATGGAGCTTTTTGGTCGGGGAATGGATTCTCTTCGAGGCGTATCATTGTATTACCAACATATGTTGCTACAATTGCAACAAGAGAACCATCCCCATGTATATCCCAGTCTCCCCAATACTCTATAGCATCTATTTTCTTACGAGCTTCATCACCATAATTAAATGATTCCTTTTCTGCATCAGACTCAGAAAGTGTTTCCTCTGAGTCATAAAGTATAGCAGCTACATTTTTATATTTTGGATCTTCATTCAGTTCTGCTTTTGATGTCTGAAATTGATAAGCTATCATCCCTGCTTTATCTAGGTCTCCACCACATGTCGGGTCAAGTAAAACTTTGTCATAGTCACAGACTTCAATAGTTGGTCTATTGTATATAGTGCTTAACTCTTCTACTGTTTCATACTGACCAGACTCAACTGTTTGCAATTGCTGTTGAGCTTGTTGTTGCATCATTTGAAATTGCATAGGATCCATTTGTCCCATTTGTACTGCTTGTTGTGCTTGCTGAAGCTGTTGTTGCATTTGTGGATTCATAACCTGGATCATTACAGGCTTAGTAACCTCTATAATTTCTTCTTCAAATTCCCATCCAGTACGAACAATAACAGTTCCTTCATCTACTGCAGTTCTGACATATTTATCTATAAACCCCACACGATCAATATCTACTTCGAACTGTTTATTAATAATGATAGCATTGTCTCTAGCGGAAGTAGTATCTGCATGAGTTGATGGTTCTACATCATACATATCTTCTGACGCAAGAAGAGCTTCTGTAAGAGAAGCATATCTCCATTCGTTTTGTTTGCGAACCAACTTAGGTTGAAATTTACTTCTACCTTTTTGTATTTTTGCTTTCAGCTTACCATCGCGAATAGCTAAATACTTATCAACACTTGCAACA